GTTGATAGCGACTCTAATTGCTTCAACTTGATGTTCATATGGGACAAACGGTATTTTCAAATGATTCTTTAAGAAAAAGGAAATGTCATTAGAAGAAATGTTGTTTACTTTGGTTGGAGTAGTTATTACCTTATACCCCCTATCCCTAGCAAACTCTAGGATATAATCATATAAACCACAATAGATTGTTTGTTTGTATAAATTAAACAACCGTATTTGTCCATCCCATATTTTGTTTTTAAATGCGGGTGTGTATTGGTGGTTGGGCACTTTGAATGTAAAGAATTCAGATAGTTCTTTAGCCATTCCCCTTTCACATTTTACCTTTAAATATACATCATTCATTGGTTCGATATATATTTCATTAGACTCCATTGGTAAACTTAATCCAATCTATTGCTTCACGAATCAACCACTGTCTATTAGCAATCATCTTTATAACAGATTCCAAATAATCAATCTTCGTTTTCTGATATGCCATTTTGCTTTTAAGTATGATGAGTTCTTCATCAGAATCCATAAACTTGTCAATGTCTTGTTTTAATATGTTGAGTTGAAATGGTTGCCATTCAAACAAATCCAATTCCTCTTGGCTTATCTTTCCTGTAAAATACAACCACTTATACTTCTTTAATTTCTTATAGTCATCCTCATATTTGAACATTAACAATTTCTCATCATTGAAAATGTTCATATATTTATTATGTAACTGCGGAGTTTTTAATGCCTCTTTATCAAGTTCTGTGTGGTCTATTTTAATATCCTTTTCGGTTATTATTCGTATGTCTTCCAGTTTCATAAATGCTCCTATATTGGTATAATTATACAACAAAAATAAGAATAGTCAAGAAAATTATTGAATACTTATATTATATGGGGGTAATATCAAATGTTCGGTATTGAAATGTTACAGAAACAACAACTGGCTCTGTTTCTGCTACAGATGAATCAAAATCTATTGCGCCCAAATTGATAGGAAACACCCCTTCAAAATTAACAGAATATATTGGTCTATAAGCACTTGACAATACAAGAAGAGTGGCTGTAGTTTGATGAAGGTCTAATGGTACATACTCTTTCGTGTTTTCCATGTTACCCATACTTCGCATCCAATCATATATTTCCATATAATTTTTCATGTTTTCATCAACAATAAAAGACACCTCTAGTGTGTCAAAATCATATAATGTTCCTGCTAATTGTAACTTTGCTCCGAACATTGTTGGTTGTTCTACAAAACCAAAACTCAAAGAAGGAATGTTTGCCTTTTGACAAAAGTATGTGGTGAGAGGGGTTCGGTCAATTAAAAACTTAAACGAATTATTATTCAGATAATTATCTGTTACTGGTTGACGATTATCTGCTGTTTCATAATAACTGTTGATTCCAATCTGGTCACCAGAAACACCTGCTGGGTTTGCTCTAGTCATTAGACATCTCCTTTATATTATGTATAATAAAACAGAGGACCCCTGATGGAGTCCTCTGTTTGGATTTATGGAACTAATAGTTACTTACTATTATACTGCGGAGTTACCGTGTAGGTTACGAACCTGTGTAATTCTATAGTATTGGTTTTTACGAACCGTTAGTGTTTCACCGTCTGGTGTACCATTCAACTCACCTGTTGTTGTAACAAATGGGTTACTTACCATACCGTAACGAGTTTTGAATCCGATTTTTGGTTGGAAAGTGTTTTCCCCAACTGCACGAACCATTTGTAGTGGAACGTATGGGCAGTAGAAGAGTCCTGCATCGTATGCATTACTACCTCTATAACCAATACAGAAGTAGTTGTTTGCGTGGTCATTTGTGTACGCAGTACTCGATGCTTGTGCATATGGGTCGATATAGACTTTAATCTTACCGTTCAATACACCCGCAAAAGTATTACCTGTGTCATCAATGTTAAGATTAACATTGAGTGCAGGAGAGATGTTCAAGAACCCACCCATGGCGAGTGCTGAAGCAGTATCTGCATCAACAATGATGAAGTTACCTTTTCCTCTACGAGTTTGCTTTGCAATAACATTTGCTTCTCGTTCGATTTGGAACATAAGTCCACGCCATCGTTCTGCACTCCATCGACCATCAGAGTCGTTGGAGAGGTCATAAACACCACCCACACCACCTGTGATGTTTGTAACACCAGTGTTAGTTGCGTTGGAAAGGTCTTTTTGTTGTGAACCGAGTTTTGCAACACCGTAAATTGTTCTAACAACTTCACGGTTGATTTCAGCAAGAATTTCTGTACTGAGAATGTTTGCTAATTCTGTTTCTGCATCCAAACCATGAACTGCTTTCAAGTCTTGTGCGAGTTCAGTTGTGTACTCTGCTTTCAATGCTCTTGTCTTTGCAGTAACAACTGTTCGTTCAATGCTGAATGCCATTTGTGCGAAACCATGATTATCACCAAGTGCTTCTGCATCACTTCTGCTCATTCCTTGTTTGAATGAAATATCACCCGCAGTATATCCCAAGAATGGGTCTGTGTTTGCGGCTGCTGTTGCACCACCAGTACCACCATGACTACCAACTTCGTTGAATAGTGCTTCGTTGTTACGGTCTGTGCTTGTTTGTGCGGGGTTTGAACCATATTGCGACTTGAGTGCAAAGATTAGTCCTGTGGGTGCATTCATTGGTTGCACTCCACAAATATCATAAGCCATTAAGTTAGGCATTGAGCGTCTAACTAGTGAGATGAGAATCGGGTCATAACCACCCATTGGTCTTTGTTCACCGTTGACACCTTTAAGACCACCACCTGCATTGTTTACGGGCGTTGCTTCTTGAAGTGATTGTTCTCTCATTGCCTGCTCTTGATTTTCGAGCAAAGCCGCTGTGACTTTTCTCTTGTATCCATCTTCAATTGGTGTACAATCTTTATGGTCAAGAATTGGCGACCATTTTTCTGCTAACTGGTCATAGGGGGTTGTTCCGTTGAAATCCATTTTTATCTCCTTGTTGAGTATTTATTACTTACTAATACTTCCTATATCTATAAGTTTGTGTTTTTTAAGAAAGGGCGTTATCTCTAGATGCTTTTGCAGTTCTTCCTAGAGTTGACATATACGCATTCATTGATTCTGTTAGGTTGGTGTTTTCTTCTTTTGCTCCTTCAAATTCAAAATCACCTGTTGAAGCATTTTCACCGAAGTAACTTTCTCTCAATATATTTACTTTTTCTTTATATTGGTCTTCGTCTTCGTATGCAAGTCCTTCTGCAAGTGTTCGGAGTTTTTCAACATCGGTTTCTACCATTCCATATGAGCATTCAGCAAATGCTTCTTCGCATCTGCTTTCAAGAACATCTTTACGCAATTTTACATTCCTATTAAGTTCTTTTTCTAGACTTTCTTCTAGAGAATTAATTTGTTGCTGTAATTCTTCAAGAATATTATATTTCTCGTCTGGAATATCAACATAATGTTCATCAAAAAGATTCTTCAAACCTACAAGGAAACTTTCAGAAACATCTGTTCTGATTCCTGATTCGATTTGAAGTTCATTATTTTCCATCCATTGTTCAACAACATATCCCATATAATCATCTAATTTTTCTGTTAAATCTTCAGTAATTTCAGCAGTATGTGCTTCCAAAACCCTTATATGGTCTTCGTATAGTTCTTCTTCAACAGCAGTAACTCTTTCGTTAATTGCTGTTTCAAAAATAGTTGTTGCTTTAAGTTTAAAATCTTCAGTAAGTTCTTCACCAGCGAACAGAACATCAATATGCTCCTTTGTGTTCTTAATAGTATCAATTTTACCTGATGCTTTTGAAGGTTTTGCTTTGGGGTCTTTTGCTTTACCTTTACCTTTGGCGGTGGCTGTTGCTTTCTTACCTTCAGCATCTTGATTATCATCGACATCTAAAATGACTTCGTGTTCTTTAACTTCTTCTTCTTCGTCATCGTCATCGTCATCATCCGATTTCTTCTTACCTTTACCTTTTTTATCTAACCAAGGGGGAAGTTTACCTTCTTTGACATCTTCGTCATCGTCATCGTCATCGTCATCATCGTCTGATTTCTTCTTACCTTTACCTTTTTTATCTAACCAAGGGGGAAGTTTACCTTCAGATTTTGTCTTTTTCTCTTTAACTTCATCTTCTTCTTCATCTTCTTCTTCTTCATCTTCGTCATCTTCGTCTTCCAATAAAGTAGAAAGAAACTCGTCTTCTAGTCCTTCTAAAAGTTCTGAATCATTAACTTCTTCTTCTACTGATTCTCCGTTGAGAATTCTTCTTGCTGTTTCGATTGGGTCCATATATTCCATTTGGGTATACTCCTTGGTTTCTAATTAGATATATCCTACTGCTTATTTATACATTTCGCATTTTTCGCATGAAATCTTCAAATAAATCCAGTGTTACTTTTTCGATGTCTAGTTTTGGTGCTTTTTCAATCACTTCTTTATACTTTTCAATTTGTTTTTGTTCCAACATTCCGTTGTTCCAAATCCACTCTTGACCTTCCATAATACCATTCACAAATGCATTAGGAGCAGATGGGTCTGCTACAATATCAACGGCTGCCAACATAAAGTCCTTTTGAACCTCATTTATACCTTGTTTATTTTGTTTCAGTGAACCCATACCTCTTGAGGAAACTCCCAGTTTTGCACCTTCATCTATAAGATTCTTTGCAATTTTACCCATAGGAGTATCCATAATTTTGGCTTTCCCCATGATATTGTTTCCGTCTGATTTAAGTTCTTTGATAATGTGGGAAACACGGTCAAGATTAACTGTTGGTCCTTGAGGGTGATTAAGTTCACCCATTGCTCTATTCTTTGCAACGTATTCTTTATTATATCTTGTAACTTCGTTTTCTAGAATTTCTGTGGGATATACCCTACCGTTTCTGTTTTTAACGGCTGATTGCATAAAAACACCTTCGATGTAATAATCTTTCTTACCGTCTTCTTTTGCTTCGGTGATATTATATTGTAAGTCTTCTGATAACTCTGTAATAAGTTTCATTATGCGGCATCCCTTTCTGCGGTTTCTCTTTCTCTTGATAATGCTTTTCTTTTATCTGCAACTGCTTTTAATTTCCGCTCTTTTGCTCTTTTTTTAACTTCTTTTGCTTTTCTAATATTCTCTGAACCACCCGATAAAGAGTTTGAATCACCTTGATTTCCTTGACCCTTATCCCTTGCTTGTTGCTGTTGCCAACTTGCACGGGTGGAGGCTTGTCCGGGTTTGTTCCCGTATTTATATCCACCCTTCTTACGAGTTTCTGCTTTTCTTGCGGCACTTGATTCGTCTACTTCATCTTTCTTAATTGCTTTGCTGATTGCTTTTCGTTTCTTATGCAAGAACTTATCACTATCATCGGAATCACCATCATTATCAATATCTTTATCGTCTCGGTCTTTATGTTTACCCTTCAACTCATCTTTGTCTACTGGGTCTAATTTCTTACCTTCAAAAATAGGCGGAGCAAATTCTTCATATTTATCCTGTAAACGGTGAGCCATTTTAGAATATAAAACTTCTTCAGTTTTTTCTTTTAATTCAATGAGTTTTTCGTTTAAAAGTGCTTCGATAATATCTTTAGTTGATGTCATTTTCGTGTTCCTTTGCTAGTTCCAATATATTGGAATAATTTTGTTCTGATTCAAAAATTAATTCTCTCATAATTTCTTGATTATCATTATTTAGGGAATCGTGAAGTCTAATAAGAGTATTTACTGTTTTATTATCAATAAATGTTGAACTTTCGTCCATTAAAATAATCTCTTTGCTTCCTTCCTCTAAAATATCCCTTAAAATGCTAATAAAATCTGTATTTTCTGTTTTGGTGGTCTTTGCTTTAAAATCTTTTGCTAATAAGGAAAGTATATCTAAAGTGCTTTTATCTGCAACATCAATATATACACTATTTCCTTGTATATGAATGTCTGGTCCTGCTATTCCTTTTTTACCACCACCCGCTGACTTTACAGCATCAACAAACTTTTTTAATGTTAAAGAATTCTTGAAGGTAAAAGTATCACTGTGTACTTTCTTTGCTTCATCTAGTTCAACGGATTCATTTGTATCTGGTTCTTCGATGTTGAGAATGTTTGAATGTATATTTGATTCTTGTGAAGTAATTTCAGATGAGAGTTTACTTCTCACAACAGCATCAAAATTTGTGGTAAAAGAATCTCCATCGTCATTGACCATAGCACCTATCATTTTTGAAATGTAATCATTATCGGTCATTTAATATTATCCTATTCTTCTGGTTCTTCACCTTCTTCTGGTTCTTCACCTTCTTCACCTTCTTCTTCGGAAGGAATATCACCAGAACTGGTTTCTTTCTGTATCTGTGTATCAATTTCCTGAATGTCTTGTTCAGATTGACCAAGTATATTTTTACGAATATATTCTATCGAATAGTACCTTCCTATATATTCATCTAAGTCTCTTAACATCTCTAATCTTTCTTTCATTATTTCAGATTCTTTCAATTCTGTAAAATATGAATCCTTTTTATAGATGAAACAAATATCTTGATAAATACTATCCCAATCTTCTTGCTTTACTATACCTTTAATAATCAATTGAGTTTTTAGTAATTGTAGGAATAATTCATTAAATCTGTTTTGAAGTCGGGTAATCCATTTATAGAATTTGACTTCATCCCTTGTGATTTCTGCTGACCTACCCATATTAAATCCATTATCAGATTCCATTCTGCTTATAGGAATGTGTAATGCTCTGTATAATTTCTTCAATAAGTAATCAACATCATCCATCTCACCTAGATTTTGACCACCATCAAGTGTTGAGATTTCTGTGCCTCGTCCACCTTCTCGTCTCGGCAACCAATAATCTTCAAGCATTGACATGTGCCTATGTCCATCTTGAATTTCACCTGTATTTGCATCATACATAATCTTATTTTTATATTTATTCATAAGACTTGTTAAATATTGTTCTGCTTTTTGCTTTGGTAAATTACCAACATCAATATAAAATATTCTTCGTTCTGGGGCCCTAGAAATTCTATACACCACTACCGCATCTTCGATTTGACGAAGCATATTTAATGGCCTAATTGCTTTTTGCAAATAACCCACTACTCTTTTTGTGCCGCTGTCAACAACACCTGAATGTGCATAACAAATAGAATCTGGTGCAATTTTCAACCCAGTCGTTCCAGTGAATGCTGTTGAATTTTTATCTGTTTCGGTATACAAGAAAAATTCTTCTACAGATTTCACAACAGGTACACTCACACCATTTTTGCTAATATTTTCTTTTTCGATTTGTCTAATCTTTTGAATCTTTACAGGGTCAATTGGTCTTAACTCTTGAATTCCTTTTTTGGGTGATGCTTCATCAATAATAATATGATAATAAACTTTACTATCAACATACCATCGCCTAAAAATGTCATTTCCTTTGTTTTTAAAGTTTAATATTTTTAAAATATTATCAAACTCTATGTACATTTTATTTTTAATGTTATCAGAAATATCAGCAGATTCTAAGTTTAGTTCAACTGGTTTCTTATCATCGTCTATAACAATAGCATCATTAACAACATCTGTTATAGCAATATCAACTTCTGGAAACATCGCTATAGTACGATATCTCCTAATTAAATCGTTTTCGTCTTTAATTTGACCAGAGAAATCAACATACTGGCCAAATACACCACCACCTGCGAGTTCAAAACTACCATCATATTCGTCAGGAGTAACAAAAGATTTATATTTTTTGTTCTGCTCTAACTCGTGTGTTGAAGGTCGTGGTGACTCTTTTCCTTTTTTCCCAATACTAAATCCAAAAATATCAATGGGCATAATATAAATCCTTTATCAAATTACGATATATTCTTAGGTCCGCCTGTCCAATAATCATATTGAAGAGTAACAGTAAATTCTGCAATAGCATCAACACTTTCATAATTCATTTCTACTGCTCCAATTTCAGTTGGGAATATATTTATAAATGTGTATGCGGCGCCATGAGTGCTTGTTCCGTCTGATTTGAGTGCGGCCACTGTCCACTCGCCTGCGTCATTTGCCGTTTGTGTTGCTTCAGTGTGTGAATTAAGTTCGTTCATCCAATCTTCAAACTCTCCCCGTAATGTAAGGTCTTCAGATGCAAGAACAGTAATACTCCATTCTGCAAATGTTCTATCGCCAGGTTTTTTAATTTTTCTACCTTTATACGGTACTTCGATTGTACCGATATTGGATGCAGGAAGTTGAGCCGATTTAATGAAAAACTTTGCCAGGTCTCCATCGACCTTTGATGTTGTTACTTCAAATAGTGTCGGTCGAACACCCTGTCCATATTGTTCTGCAAACTCTGATATATTACCCATTTTTAATTACTCCTAAAATGTTTTATCTAATATTATGTATAACAAAAACAATTATTTATTATGAAACCGACTCAGTAAAGAGTGCATCTGAACGCAAAACTGTAAAGTTAAGTTGAATGTAGTTGATAGACTTCGTAGGTTTGATGAATATGTCTGCAATGAATTCATTATTATCAATCACCTGACTTGTATTGTTATTATCATCACACACCACTCGGAAATCTGTAACACCTCGTTGTGCTTGTACTCTTCTCAAGAACGGATTAATCATATTTACAAACGACCGTCTTGTGAATGCATCGTTGAATTCAAAAAGTTGATACTTTGCGGCAGTTGCAATTGCTTTCTCAAGGTGAATCATTAGTCGTCTGACATTGATTCGGTCAAGTGCTGTTGCTCTGCGTTGAAGTGTTTTATCACCAAAAAGGATAGTTCCTTCGCCTGGGAAGGTGACAACAGGATTAATTCCTGCTTCATATAATTCATCTCGTTCTGCTTTATTTGGATTCAATGCTAGTTTTACTACACCCATAATCTTACCTCGATTATATCCCGCAGGAGAGTACCAAGGGTCGGTTTGACTTTCAGTTCTAACAACTAAACCTGCAACATCTGGATTTAATGGCACCCATCTGTATTGGTCGTTGTATGAATCGTACATATACTTATAACCACTATCCATTACTGCATATGAACTACTTGCAGACAATGTGTCGTTTCTATAACTTACAACACTTGTTGGTCCAGAATATCCACCAAGGGATGAATCGAACACGGTGTTGTTATATTCAGTACCTGACGGTGAGGAAGGTGGTGAAATGAATGCAACACAATCTTTTCTATATTCTGCAATTTCTATCAAATGCCGGGATATCAATGCTTCCGCACTACCTGCAATGAGCAAATCAACATCTACAAACTCTGGGTCTCTGAAGTGTTTATTCCATGCTTCCATAATACTGTATGCGTTTGGGTTATCGGCAGCATAACCTGCGACAGACCCTACACCTTCGGATGGCCACGTTACTCCTGATTCTGAACCCTTCTGAAATCTCCATGATGGTGTTTCTACGTAGGCATGAATAGGATGCGTACCACCGCTTATACCCGTCTTCCCACCACGGCCGAGATATGATTCAAATACACCTGCTGTCATACCAGAACCAGTACGGCCGAATTCTGTCATAGGACCTTCTGTCATTGGTGTCCATGATGGGTCACCAGTTGTTCCTGCATGCCAGATACTTCTGTTGTGATATTCTTCAATTTTAATATAATTTGAATCGTTATTGATAACATCCTTGTAGTATAAACTTTTACCGTTTGCATCCCCAACACCTTTCCATCGTGAAAGGCCTTGCCACTTTTCTAAGACATCACCCGATGCACCAAAATATCCAAGAGTATCGATAACTGCGATATGACATTCATCAAGTGTACTTCCTTGCATCGCAGTACCTTCTTTGAGTACACCACCCAAATAACTTTCATATACTGATTGGGTTGATGTTGGAGCATATGTAAACACATTGCTTCCATCTGGATGTTTTGGTTCGGGTTGTCCATTGTTCCAAGTAACCAATCGAAGAGCATTACCCCTAACACCAGGACTTTTTGATTCTAATCGAGCAGATGTTGCACCGCTTAGAACATAGGATGCGGTTGCACCAGTATACGCATCTACGCCGGGATTTCCTGCAAGACGACTTTCGTCTATACGGACTACCTTTAGTTTATCCCCGTAATTCAAAAAGTTTGCGGCACAGAACCAATCAACCCCTCGTTCACTTGGGCTTGGTGGACCAAAAACTGCATGGAGTTCTTTTTCACTGCTAATGTTTATAATTGTGTCGTATGGACCCCAATCAAATCTACCCACAAAGGCTGCGGTTGTATTTGATGATGATGGGATAATCGCACTTAAATCTTTTTCTACTACTTTTACGGATGGGCTAACACTAAATGGCATCTGTTTTCTCCTTGTTGGATTATAAAATCATATTTTTAATATGCTTAGTTCTCTTCTCTGTGAGTATTTATACATTTTCTACTTTCTAGAAATCATAAAACCATCTGTCTTCACCATCCCATTCACCATTTAGATTTTCTTCTTGATTTACAATAAACCCGAAAGGTGACATATCTTCTTCTAATTCTTCTATCTTCTCTTGATATATAGAGGTTCTAACATCTATGTCGGTAATGTCTTTAAAATAATCTTGGCGAGTCAACCAAGCAAACAACACCAAAGACATTACTAAATCGTCTGTATGACCTTCATCTGCCTCAAACGATTGTTTCTTTGCAATAAAAGTTGTCAACTCATCAACAATATCTAAATCCTCAATAATAAGTTTATCTTCTTCTATTAAACTTTTTAAAACCGAACACCCCAATTTCTTTACAACCATAGTAGTTCTTACACCAAGAGAAGAACCACCTTGGCCAAATCCTGCACCCACTATCTGTCCTTTTCTTCCTTTGGTGACTACTTGAAGAATATTAGAATACTCTAAATCGTAGTGTAAGATATCTGCGACTTGGCCACCGATATCATTTATTTCTATCAAACACCATGCTTCGTTATATTGTTCGCATACTCTTTTGATTATTGTAGGATAAACCATAGGGGAAACAATGTTGTTTCTATATTTTGCGACAACTTTATACGGCATCTCTGTAACATCCACAACAGTAAATGCACTATAATCCAACCCCTGTCCTCTTGCAGTATCTACCGAACATGTATATACATGGTTTTCTTTTGGTTCTTCATAAATATCCAACCCTTCTTTATTTGCAATTAATGGTGTAATCCATGCAAGAGATTTAAGTTTATATGAAGATATTAATGTATGCTGTGAACCAATGAAGTCACATTCAAATTCGGATTGAAATTGTTGTTCACTTGTATTAGCAATTGTCTCCTGTTTCCATTTCTCATCCCGACACGGCCCGCCTGGAAATTTCGGAACTTGACTCCAATGAACTTCAATTGGTACATATTCATTTTTCCCAACTTCATCTGATTTCTTTGTTGCACCTCTCCAATAATGGTAAAACATATTAAGACCATTTGGAGTGGATACCATAAGAACTTTTGTGCTTTGTCCAGATGTAATCGTTGGATAAACCGAACTAAAGAATTCCTCTGCAATGCCTTGAGGAACATGTGCGAATTCGTCAAGGAATATACAGTTATATGAACCACCACGGACAGCAGATGCAGAAGTTGAAGATGCTATAATTCTAGAACCATTTTCCAATTCAATAGAACCTTTATTCCACTCTACTATACCTTGCTGAAGCCATAGAGGAAGATACTCGTATGCAAGTTTTAATCTGCTAAGAATTTCCCTTGCAGTTGTTTGTTTGTTTGCAAGAACGGCAACACTCATGCTCTGATTGAACATTACGTAATGAAGAAGGTATGCAATTATGGTTGTGGACTTACCCGATTGTCTGGGAAGTTTTGCGATGACAAATCTATTATCATTAATTTTGTTTACGATGTCTTCCTGATAATCATAAAGATTAAACGGAACAAGACCTTCATCCAAACTCACCACTTTAATATATTTCTTAATGAAGTAAATTGGGTCTTTAGAACATTTAATATATTCCTCTACTTGCTTCTTGGTAAATTTTATTTCTTTACCAGCAGGTTTTAAATTTGGGTTTCCTAAATATCCTGTCTTTTTAATTGTCATCAGAAATCTCTGTAACTTCTACATCTATAACATCATCATAAACATCAAGTGCTTTCTTTGCACTTCTGGATTGATTAATCAAGTCCTGTAAATCTCTAGTAGAACCAACATATATTGATTGGTTTGTTGTACTATTTACTTCGATTTCTTCTTTTGTGATATTCTTCATCTTCTGGTGCAATTCAATTAAATCTTTATTCATCTCTGCAACAGTTTTTATCATTTGTGATGCAACTTCATATGCTCTGGGAGCATCACTCTCAATCGCAACATTAAGAATACCATCAATAGCATCCTTACCTGTGGCGATTAGATTTTTAATGTTTCCACGAACCTGATTATAATCAGATTTTAAATCCTTATCCATCTTTTCCTTTGTAACAGGAAGATTGCTATTTGCTTTTTGTACAATAGAAGTTTCTACTTCTTGCACAGGTTCAAAATCTATTTGCAGTGCATCAGATAATTTCGCATCGACACTTTTCTTTTCTTCTTTTTCCATACTATACCTCTCATATTAATTTGGTGGATTGAATGTCGCAGACGGGTATGTGTTACCGTATGTGTCAATATAATCCTGCGTGAATTGCCAATGTCCTTGTGTCGCACCAGTAGGTCCAAATCCACTTGCACCTCTAGAATAAAGATTTGTGTATGTTGTGTAATCTGTTAATGTTCCACCACCATCACTATACGAAGCGCCACTAACACCAACATCTGTTCTGCTTAATGCTCCAGTAGGTCCCGATTTTAGATAATTATCATCATCAGTTAATTGGAATAATGTAGTTTCTGTTTTAAGAATGACATTAGATGTTCTAACAGGTCCATAAACATACGACTTCATAGTAAAATCATACTGTGTTGTTATATTTCTTCTTGTATCAAAATCACCCTCAAACTCTTCTTCGATTGCGACATTATTTAATATAATCGGTATGTCAACCTTTTTATTAACTTCTGTAAAATTAATAGTGACATTAAACTCTGGTGTAAAATAAGGTAATATTTGTTCCGTCATTTGCAGAGCATCATTCATATTCCTAGTAAACCCATATAAAGAGAAATTAAAATTATATGGAACTTCTGCATAATTATAAGACATTAATCCACCTGATGCACCAGGCCTGTTGGTTCGCCTGCGTTCCATTGTGTTTCGTTTTCTGGATGAGTCGTAACTAATATCCGTAATATCAAATCCCAATCTAGGAAGTGTTATCATAATTCTAGTAGAATCAGAAATAGAACTCAGTTCTTCTATTCTCCGAAGAAACTTCTCTTTAGGACCATATGACAATGGAACTCTTATGAATTCTTTTGTTCCATTGGAATTAATATGTTCTAATTCAATATCATTAAACAATGAACCAAAGGCAACAACAATTTTTCTAATAGATTCGTTATAGAAATGTCTAAACATTAGTAATCACCCTCACTGAATGGGTCAGTTTCTGTAAAGTCAAAGATGTTGTCATCATCTATATTAAACTCTAGGTCTTCATTGTCGCCACTTGTATTACTATCCTGCGGTTCTACTACGATAATAGTTGAAGTTTCAGTGCTACTGGTTAATAAGTATTCTGCTGCCGAACTAATACCAACAACACTGTCATTTGCACCACCTGTAGATAATGTTCCGTCTAGATTTGTGATATACAAAATACTATTTGAAGAATCCCATTTAGTAACTTGTCCTGTTACATCTGCATCTGCATAAGTTCCACCTTTGATTCCTGAAATCTGGAATACAGTTTCGCCTTCTTTGTAGTTTGAATATACTGCACCACTCACCCTGCTACCAAGTGCTAATCGTATCTCGTAAGATTTGCGGTCGCTGTCAACATCATCGATATCTGTAAATCCTGTTTCGATTTCCATTGTTTGGTTGTATGCGAATGTTTCGCATGAAAGTTTATATGTGTATAACTTACCTAATTGATAAAACGGATTCTCGTGTTCAACAAAATTAATTTCAAACAGAGCATCAGTTAATGGAAAATAAATCAAGTCGCCTTCTCTTGGTCTGCTAATAGAACTCAGTGATGTGATTTCTTGTTCAAATCTTTTTTTAGAAACTAGAAAATCAATCTTATCATTTATCTGTAAACCATACTTCGATAACAAATCTCCTTCGCCTTCAAACCCATCAACAGATTGTATATACATTTCAATATCAAAACCTTTATCAAACTTCGACAGCATATCATCTCCAAAGATATCATCTTTTGTAATGATATCTCTTGGTATATAAATCATATCTCTGCCCATTGCTTGTATGGTTTCGATTGTTATATTTTCAAGAGTATCTTGCTCCCCTGAATGGTCTTTGAAGTATTTGTTTCTTGCCATATTATCCAACTATAAAATCTATAGGTAATTCATATTCTAACAATACCTTTTCTTCTATCCTTTGAATTTCTTCATTTGCTTCAGAAAATATTTCTGCACCTCTCATAGACACACCACCCGGCAATTGAACACCTTCAAACTTAGACATGTTCGCACCCCATTGTCTTTTGATGAGTGCTGTAACATATTCCTTTAACAACCTATCATTGTATATTTCTGTATATGTTGTGGGGTCTAGTTTTGAATATGCTTCAATTACAAGATATGTCCCATTTTTTATTTCTTCTGACCAATCCATGTCTATGTAAAGTTTGTTTGTTACTTTACTGAATCTGAATTGTTTCTCTGGTTCAAAGAATCGTTCTACCATGCTAATAAATCTTTTAGTAGAATCATATCCTGCCAGACCCAAAGACGCTCCCCACGAAGTACTTCGGTTCACTCCAAAGTAATCGGTCAATGCCATTTGGTATCGGATATTAAACATATTTGCTTGATTTGCACCAAACCGTAACACTTTAGTGATTGACAAAATATCAGTTCCGGCGGGTTGACCTGTCATTCCTGCACCCATAGTAATACCACTGGTGTCTATGTATCCATTTGTTTTGTCATTTGCTGTGACTTTATATTTGTAAAAAGTTCTTTCAACACCATCGAAATGTCTTTCGGAAAAGAAATCAAGTGCATCTGTTACTCGTTCCTCTGCTTGCTGTCTATCTACATTGATGTCAATTACAGGTTCACCAAGTCGTCTGAAAGCATAATCAATTAATGTATCAACAGAATAGGGATTAGCCATATTAATATCTCCTTCCTATTATGTATAACATGAAAGGATTATTGGATTGTTATGTTTCTTTTTTGACAGGAATATCGTGTATTCTAACTTCGACTTTTTCAATGTCTTCTTGAGTCATTTGCTCTATGTAATATCTACGAGTCACTGGTGATTCTGCTTCATCTGGTTCACTTTCTTCATAATCAGTAAAACCAGGCATTTGCAGAGGACAGGAAAGTTTAGGATAATCTAATTTACTATATTCATTACCCGATGCAACTAACCATGTACCTTTACGGTCACCGCAACCACAACCACCACAGAAACTTTTTGTTTCATCGTGTACACTAGTTTTAAGATATTCACACTCTGGCAATTCTTCATTATTACCGAAACAACTAATAACCCTCAATTGTTTCGTAGTGATATCGGTTTTATTATTATTTAACCCTCTGGACAAGATGGATTTAGCAAACTTTTTAACCATTCCAACTTTTTCACCGAAAGATTTAGAATCTTTATTCATAATATTAATGTTATCCTTTTTGTTCTTAAATTCATTATATACAAAAGTATACCGTATTATTTATCAATGTCAACATCTAAAATGATAAATTTTCCACTTCCGTCCCAATTATTTACAATTTCTTTATATTTATCCAAAGAAAGAGTAATTTTGTTACCATTTAGGTCTGTGATGTTTCTTGCGGAGATTTCTAAAGAATGACCCAATGGATATGCATTCGGATGAAGAATGGCGGATTGACTAAAGAATTCATCAATATTTTCACCAATAGCAGTTCTGCTTACATTAATATATTCGATATATTCTTTACCAGACAATGCAAATATTTCTGATGGTTTTGGCAATAATATTTTTGACATTCTGTGGTTGTCACTCAAATCAATATATTTTAAATTCAAGAATTTGTTACCATATTCACTGTATACTCCAACAACTCCAGATTCACCCCATTCTTTCTGTGATGATGTTCCAAGATTCAAGAATTTTAATTGTGATTTTGTCAACACCAATGCTTCCAAATTTGACATTTCTTTATTTGTTCCAATAGTGAATTGGAAGTGTCCATCATCAATATCATCTGTACTTCCAAGATTTATCATATCTCTTAGAATGAGTTGTTTAAGATTTGTAACACTTTCTAAAATGATTCCTGCACCAAGACCACATCCAGACAAATCAAGATATTCTAAAGACGGAGCAACCAAATGCAATTTGTTTTCGTTGTTCATACTTTTGTTGTTTGATGCAGTCAATGATACAAGAGAAGAAAACCTTACAGATTGAGTTTCAAGAGATTTTATATCATTATTGGAAAGCATAATTCTTTGAATTTTATCCAACCTATACATTGGGAAGTTTTCTTGACTGTTTGGATAACCGTCAGAGTCAATCCACTTTGTTCCCTTGTTAGAACCTAGACTATTATCTTCGGCCCAAAGTTCTATAATATTATTATTCCTACTGATATCCAAACGATATAAATCATTATTATTCACATGAAGAGTATTTAATTGCTTCAGTTGCGAAGTATTTAAATATTGCATTGGTGTGCATATAGCGGAGTCAATAGAAGAATCTTCTGCTATTAAGGTTTTAACCTTACTTCCTCGTGGTCCAGAGTTTTCCATATCTTTTGAGAGATATTTACCAATATAATACCCAACCATATCTGTACAACCTAACCATTCTTGTTCTTCGTTAAACTCATTTCTACCATTACCATAACGAGCAGGATTAAGTACCAATTTCTTGAGGTTTGGAACTTGTGCAAATTCTACCTTTGAATGATAATATGGTTCAAATGTGTGTGCAAGTTTAATGTTTTCTGGAGTTTGATATTTTCGTGTAATCCAAAGTTGTGATATGCTTTCTTTATATTCTTTGAATTTGTCCGAATTAATAGAACCCCAATATAAATTATTCTGATTTCCATGTTCTCCATTAACATAACCTCTAATGTACTGATAACTTGTGGGGTCTGTTGGGAATGGAATATCTATCATCATTGATTTGGATACATCATCGCCGGAAATTTTCCAATATAATATATTTTTACTATTATCAATTGGTGGAAGTGCTTTTGTTGGAATGTCAATTGGACTTGTTTGAACATTAACAAAACCAAAGAAAGGAACACTGAATTGTTTAGATGTGTTATCGGTTCTACCAAGTAATAATTTTTCATATACAATATCATTCGTTTTATCCCGGAAGTCAGATTGGAACGCACTGCACACAGTACACCCACAAAATGCAGGGAAAGGAGTTGCAAACTCGTCTGTGTTTGGCATATAATCATCACAAGGACAGCCGAAATTGCCACAAGTAGTATCTCCAAGATATAAACCACCCATCAATAAACATTCTCTTTCAGGCCATCTGGCACATGTTCCTGCCTTCAGATTACAACAAGCACCAAAAGTCGGACAAGTTTGTTTACAGTCTTCAGTATTCCTGTAGTGACCCACATGAACAACTTGATGCATGTTGTCTATGGCACTGGATGGAAAATTATTAACTCTACAGTGAGGACAACCCGTACCACATCCAATTTCACTTCTTTCCCAATCACCATCACACCACCCATCTTGTTTTAGTGGTGTTCCTATGTTATAATAATCA